GATTGGGGTCAGCGTATAGGTGATATGAGAGTTATGACTTGGGATACATTAGACTTAGATCAGTGTCGCTTAGACCTAACACAAAGTAAACGTAATGCTGAAGTACACTTACCTATATCTAATGGTTTGTGTGAGATGCTGCGACAACAGAAGGAAGACTTTGGATTCCAGGATTATGTAGCACCTAGAGTCAAGCCAAGAGCAGCGGCATATACACCATATGATAAGGGTGAAATATCTTTACTTATCAATGAGGTACTAGATGAAGCTAATCTACCTGCTGAGCTTACAGCTATGGACTTACGCCGTACTGCCGTGACTGAGATGATGGAAGGTGGGGTTGACTTAGCTAATATCATGCAGGTAACAGGACATAAGAATATACAATCAGTTAAACCTTATATAGTAAATACATTGAGTGGTGCATCTAAAGCACTATCAGCGAGAGGGAATGAAGATGAGAGTGAGAAGTGAAGAGAGTAAAGAAAAAGATAATATACGCAGAAGAAAAAAGTATGATGAAGGTCAGTCTATACTGCGTAGGTATAAGACGATGAAGGGTTGTGCACATTGTGGGTACAGAGCTTTCTCAGCAGCACTACATTTTGATCATATAATACCTGAAGATAAAAAGTTTTTAGTACCTACGAAAGCACATTACTTGCGCTATGGTAAAAATACTAAAAGTAACAAGAAAATAAAAGAAGAGGTATTCAAGTGTCAGGTATTATGTGCAAACTGCCACGCTATCAGAACAAACACAGAAGAGCACTATGGTATAAAGAGGTTAGCTAGAGTATGAGTAAACATAACTGGAAACAGCACAGAGAATATGCTGCATCTGTAACAGCACATGGACCGCACCGAGGTGACTGCCCTTTCTGTAGAGGTAAGAATACTTTCTCAGCCTCTTGTGAAGTAGGTGTATTGATGTATAACTGTTATAAGCTAGGGTGTAATGTAGGTGGTAGGTTTGATACAGACATGACTGCATCTGAGATACGCAGACAGCTACGCCCAGCGCAGGATCAAACTAAGATAGAGGTAGAAACTATGGAGATACCAGCACAGCTAGTAGAACCAACACGACAACACACTAAGCACAATAGATTTATGAGGCGTTGGGGTATAGTAGGTAACACCTTCTATGATGTACAACAAGAGCGCGTAGTCTTTCCTATATACAATAACCATCAGATGATTGATGCTATAGGTAGGGCAGTGGGTGCTACTCAAACCCCTAAGTGGTATCGTTATACAGGTGCAGCAGACTACTACACAGTAGGCGTAGGCTCTACTATAGTTATTGTAGAGGATGTTGTCTCTGCTTTAGTAGCCTATCAAGAGTTGCCTGACGTTACTTGCATGGCAATCCTGGGTACGAGCATGAATCATAAACATTTTGAGAAGATAGGTGAGTATGATAAGGCTGTGATTGCACTAGACCCTGATGCAGTATCAAAGACTATTGAGTATCGCAGAGAGATAGAACTGTGGACAGGTAACAAAACAATAGCACTAAGTTTGTCTGATGATATTAAGTATCGTATGCCAGAGGACATGGAAAAACTACAGGAGATATGTCATGGATAACGTAAACAATCCAGTACACTACGGCAAAGGTAGTATTGAATGTATAGATTACATCGAAGACTTCTTAACCCAAGAAGAATACATAGGATACCTAAGAGGTAACATCGCTAAGTATCTACACCGATGGAGATATAAAAATAAACAAGAAGACCTATTGAAATCACAGTGGTACTTAGATAGGTTGATAAAACTAACAGGAAAGGCAGATGTATGATACCAGTATCTATGTTAAGAAGATTACTTACCAAAGAAGGATTAGAGTTTAAGATCGTTAAAGTTGTAGGTAACGTAGCGCAAGTAAATATAATTGTAGCGGAGGGATCAGATGTTCACAGTTGAGTTTGAATCTGATGCATCAATCATAACCACCCTTGATCATTCTGATCAGCACGAAGACATAGAGATAATCTTTGGTGATGAAGGTACTGTTTACATGAGACAGTTTGAACCTGAGATGGATGCATATCAAATGTTAATAATGAGTAGCCAACAATGGTTAGACATCATGGCTGCGTATAAGAGTAGTGCAGGTTCATATTACTTAGCACCAAAGGAAGACATATAATATATTGTTGTAGGAGACATAAATAATGATGGAATTAGCACTGATTAAAACGTTACTAGATCGTAACTTTTATGATCAACACAAGGGCATACGTTGCCCTGATAAAATATTTAGTAAGGATGTACGCAAGATTAAACAGGCACTTGATGGTGCTATGGAATCCTATGAGGGTGACCTAACTGTTGCGGATCTAGAGGCTGTGTTCAATAGAATGAATGCTAGTCTTACTACTGCTACTCGCGGAGCATATGAGGATTTGTTTAAGCGTATAGCAATTACTGAGCCTATCAAAGAAGAGATAGCACAAGACACACTATCACAGTTGTTTCAACAGCATGTCGGTGATCGTGTAGCAAACCTAGGGTTTGATTTTGTTAATGGAACAGAGGATAGTTTAGAACCTCTGCGACGACTACTAGAGGAATACAAAAATGATTTTACTCCTAATCTACGTGTTGACTGGGACGACAATAGCCTTGACACAATACTTGATGCAACGCTTCTGGAATCCAAGTGGAGCTTTAACATATCTTCCTTGGCTCGTAGGGTGGAAGGCGTTAGTGGTGGTCACCTTGTGTTGGTTGGCGCTCGCCCCAATACTGGTAAAACTTCTTTCCATGCCAGCCTTATAGCAGGTGCTCAAGGCTTTGCACATCAGGGTGCTAAGTGTATTGTACTATGTAATGAGGAAGCATACACACGTGTTGCTGCACGTTATATAAGTGCATCATCTAACATGACAATGAAAGAAGTTAGAGAGAACAAAGCCCTGGCACAGAAACGTTATGAACCTATCCGCACTAATGTAATGTTTAAAGATAGTACAGGTAAGGGTATGGCATGGGTTGAGTCTGTTGTTAAACAAGAGAAGCCTGACATTGTAGTTCTTGACATGGGTGATAAGTTTGCTGATATAAGTAGTGAGAGAAGTGACATCACACTCAAGACTGCTGCTATCCATGCACGTAACATTGCTAAGCAGTATGATTGCTGTGTGATCTGGATGTCACAACTATCTGCTGAAGCAGAAGGTAAGGCTGACCTCAACCAAGCAATGATGGAAGGATCTAAGACAGGTAAGGCAGCTGAAGCTGACCTGATGGTCTTGATAGGTAAGACACAACAAGCTGAGGGAGAAGACGAAGATCCAGTTCGTTATCTAAACTTAGCCAAGAATAAGTTGAATGGGTATCAGGGTAGGATCGCCTGTGTATTAGATGGATCACGCTCTATCTTTTCAGCTTGAGGTAAGACATGAGAATAGTATTAGATGTTGAGAATAGCACAACAAAACGTAATGGCAAAGACCACATGGACCCGTTTGAGATTAACAATCATCTCGTCCAAGTTGGTATGGTTAATGCAGATAACCACGATGAACTACACATTGTAAACATAGACCATGACGAAGCAAAGGATACGTCAGGCGCTGGGCATAAGCTAGTGCAGGATATACTAGACTTAACAGAGCTTTTAATTATGCACAATGCACAGCACGATATGATGTGGCTGTGGGAGTCAGGCTTCAAATATGATGGCTTGATCTATGACACTATGTTAGCAGAATATATACTTGATAGAGGGCAACGCACACCACTAAGCCTAGGCGCTTGTGCTGAACGCAGAAACCTAGAGGTACAGAAAGATGATACACTTAAAAGATATTTTAAAGAAGGATACACAACAAATGAAATACCGTTGGACGAGCTTAGCTTTTATCTTAGGTGTGACCTGCTCTCTACTAGCTGGTTGTTCCACAGTATCGAAGCTGACTATGCCAAGCCCGAATCCACAGGTCTCAAAGTCATTAGAGATACAACCTTTACCACCTGTAAAACCCTCACCCGAATGTATATGTCAGGGATCAGGGTGGATAGATCAGCCCTTGAAGAAGTAAGAGTAGAGTTTGAACAAGAGAAGGCAGAGATTGAAGACAGGATGCAGAAGAAGATACGTAAGCTTATGGGTGATACACCTATAAACCTTAACAGTCCTGAGCAAATGTCACAGGTTGTATTCTCGCTGCGCATGAATAACAAAAAGGAATGGGCAGATTTGTTTGAGTTCACGTCTACAGTGGATGAATATAAGGATGCTGTTAGAGCAAACTCTACGCCTGTATACAGAACAAAAGCATTTACATGCCCAACCTGTGAGGGTGTAGGTAAAACATATAAACTAAAGAAGGATGGCACAAAGTATGCTAGACCTAACAAGTGTAAAGACTGTGACACGCGAGGCTTTCAACTACAAGAAACAAAACAGATTGCAGGTCTAAGGTTTACTGCGCCTAATAAGAAATGGATTAGTGCCAATGGTTTTAGTACAGGTAAGGATAACCTAGATGTACTTGCGGCTACTGCCAGAAGTAATAACATGGAAGAGGCAGAGGCATTTCTTACAGATCAGAAACGTCTGTCTGCTATCAGTAGCTACCTGAGTTCTTTTGTTGAGGGTATATCAAACTATACTAAGCATGATGGCTTCTTACATGTAGGCTTAACGCAACACATAACAGCTACTGGACGTTTCAGTGGGCGTAACCCTAACATGCAGAACATGCCAAGAGGCGGTACGTTTCCTGTGAAGAAAGTCTTTGTTTCACGGTGGGAAAATGGAAAGATAATGGA